GGACTACCAAGACACCGCGGGCACGATCTAGGGATGTTGTCAGCGTTGTTTCGGTTGTAAGGCCGAACTGGATATTTATGGTGACAAACTCGTCTACAGAGTCCGGTACAACGTTGGTCACGTTGTCAAAGTAAACGGGTACCGCTGGTACCAGGCTGTTGAAGGCCGATAGGAGCGGGGTTTCTAGGACAGCGCGGATCGCTTGATAGTTCATCGGCTTTGCATGGCAACCCGGATTGCCCTATCAATAGCACCGGCTTTTAAGTAAATGCTAAACCAGTCCATAGGGGCAGTCCGTTGGTTGTTACCTTCTCCGGTCAATAAACCTCGAATGCCTTGCTGACGCTTGCCTGTTTTTTCGATGGGTTTAAGTGGTTTTGTGCCGGGGTTTATGAAAAAGCCGGGCTGCATGTCGGTGGCTATGTCGGCATGAGGCGCAAAGTTACTAATTGTGAATACAAGTTTGTTCTTAGTGAGGATAGAACGTGTAACTTGTTGACCACTAAGAGCTGGTGTGTATATAGGTCGAGGATTTCCAGGGGCACCGGTACCTCCAGTAATTCCGGTAGGAGATGCGATCTGCCAAGAGTTTGAGAACGCACCAGACCAAGCCGGACCACGCTCCTGTAAATCGCGCACAACTCTTTCTGCGGCACGCTTAGGGCCGTTATATACAGTGGTGGCAGCTACTCTATCTAGCTCTTTTAGTAAATTCCAAACACCGTTGCGTGCCATTATTGGGGCCTCACGATGAGGATGTGGAGGACCGGGCGGTCGCCGCGGTAGCTATTGACGTCGATGATACGTCCGATTTTTGTTGTTCCAGCGTCTTGGTATTGGATGCGGTCGCGAATGGTGGGAATGTAGTCGCCGAGTTCTTCGTTGCCGAAGATAATTTTTAGGTCTGTTGTTTGATAAAAGCCGTCGAACTCTTGGGGATTTACTTTGGTGATTACGGCACGGATGGTGGTAGAAGTTTCTGTGGCAGTTACCCCACCAGTGGCAGGATTATATGTTTCGGTGCCAGTGGTTTTGATGTACACGAGGTCTTGGCCCCAGCTGCGGAGGAGGGGGCCAGGTACGGCGGCGAAAGTGTCGTCAATGAGAGACATCAGTTTCGGTACAGGCGGACTGCGTAGTTAGCCGCACCAGCCATGCAGTAGGGACCGAGGTAGGTCTGGAGCCAGGGGTAGACGTCGAAGACGTTGTTGATGACGCCGCTGGTTTGGGAGGTTTTGTTGTATTTGACTTTGAGTTCGCCGAGGGTAACTTCGTCGTAGATGCCTGTTGTGCCAGTGGTGCCGGTGATTGCGGTGGTGTCGTTGGCGAAGGCGCGAGCCAGTTCGTAGGTGGCGGTTTTGATTCCGTCAGGGATCAAAGTGCAGGCCAGGTCGATGCCGTCAATCGTGTAGTTGTCGCGGGGCCACTTGAGGGCTTGGGTTTCGGTGCAGCGGTCGCCGTAGAAGCTCAGGGCGTCGATCCAGCGGGTGGCCGAAATCAGGGCGCGGTTTTTCTGGTCGTCGGTCTTGTCGGTCCAAGTGCTCGAGTCGGGGACCGTTTCGAAATACGCGTTGGCAGCAGCAAGCGTCACGTAGCAGTTAGCTGCGGAACCGCTAAGGGTGGCGTCGATTACTGCAGCCACGAATCAATACAGTCTTTGCTTGAGTCTAGCTCCAGTGGAGAATTTTCTTGTTTTGGGTGGGGAGCTGAGTAGCGCGGCGTGGTACACGTCGGCGCCGGACAGTTCCAGGTCGGCTTGGGTTTCTAAGTGTTGGCCGTAGGGGACATCAATGAACGAGCGGCGGTTATTCTGTAGTACGAAGAGACGGACTGTACTCATGTCTACCCGCAAAGCTGCCAGCACTGAGGCAAGCCTAGAAGCGAAAGGCCCTTCTGCCTTGCCCGGTAAGGAGGTAAGGTCGCTGGAAGTTGTGGCTGCGGCGATTCGGGAGCAGTTTGCAGCTGGTGTAGATGCTGAGACGATCCAGCAGGAGTTGGCGGTTAGTCCACATGTGTTTCGTGAACTGCTGAGCCATTCGTACAAGTTGGTGGGTAGGGCGCCAACGATTTTTGAATATCAGGAGAAAATCAGGATTGGTGAGATTGAAGGTTGAGTAGATAGGCAAAAGAAAAGGCCCCCGAGTTGGGGGCCTTTGTTTTGGCGCGTACTGGAAATCAGTATGCGGTGGTATCAAAAGGTGTATTAACCAGCAAGCGAGCGATAGGCACTTGCTTGGTGGAGCTGTACACGAGGTTCCAGCTGGCGGTGTCGGCCAGGTTGCCGGTGGTGGCAGCGTTGGTCGGGTTGTCGCCAGCAACGGCCCACTTGGTACCAGTGACGTGGTAACCGTAGTGGTAGTCCACAGCCAGGATGTCCTGCATGGACAGGATGTTGCGGTCGGCGCCGAGGCGGAGATCCTGTTGGATGCCCTCGGAAACCACACCCGACTTGAAGAGGTACACGGGGTACTTCTTGGCGTGGGTGGAGGTGCCGCCGGTCAGGGCGGTCAGCTGGTCGTCGATCACCACGCGGAGGCCCGCGAAAGTGGCAACTTCAGCTGCGGTTACGCCCACACCGCCGCCGCCCCAGGTGATGGCGCCACCGGTGGACAGAGCAGAGGTGCTGAACACCAGCATCCCCACCTGTTGCAGGTAGTAGGCCACGTTGGAGTGCATGGCGATGGCGTCGAGTTCGTCGCCGCGCTCGCCCAGCAGTGCCTTGGTGCCAACAACGTTGGCCACGTTCAGGAAGTTGGCCTCGGTCATCGAACCGGGGACACCAGCAAACGTTTTGTTGCTTTGGTTGGGGCCCAGCACGCCAGCGCCGCTAATGCCGCCGAAGAGGCCCAGCAGTTGGGCAGCCAGGGTGGCGGTCTTCAGCTTGTTGATGGCTGCAGACAGTTGGTTGCGGACGTGGGCGAGGGGGTCGGCGCCAGAGCCGAGTTTGCCGAGGTCGTCGGCCGCGTAGGCGAAACCACGGTGCAGCAGGGTCATGATCTGCTCGTCGGCAGTCACGTTCTGTGCGGTCAGGTAGCCCAGACCGCCGTTCCACGTCGAGGTGGAGAGGATCTGGGTTTCCGTGGGGGCGATGGGGTCGAAGAAAGGTACGCGCACGCGGGTGCCGCCGGCGCGGGCATCCAGGGCAGCGTTGCGCTGCACAATGCCGCTCTGGATCCACTTCGATTGCTCGAAGATGCCCTCGGCGGTGTATTGCAGGAATTCAGGACGTGCAACGAGGTTCGAGAGGAAAGTTCCCCCGAAGTTGCTGTTAGAAGCGGACATCGGTTAGCTCCAGTGGAGTCAGGGTTGGGGTGTGCCCCACAGGGGCTAGGCGCCGGCTTCTGCTTTGAGGAGGCGGGCCTTGTCGGGATCTTGGCTAAGGAGGAGCATCTGTTGGGTGATGTTCCAGCTGTCCTTTTGCCAAGGGTTGGATTGGCCGGGAAGTGAGCTGGTGCGGGCACTGCCTGCTACACCCATTCCCGCCCGGTTCGTTGCTGCGAAGTGATGTTCGTAGCCGCTGCCGGGATTTTTGAGATTGGCGATGTACTCGCCGATCTGAACTTCCACGCCGCCGGCGACAGCCACAGGCTGACCATCTTTGGCGCGAAGGTTCTCCTGAAGTAAACGATACAGCTGATCGGGTGCTAATGCACCAGCGTTAGACAGCTGGGCAATGGTGGCAGATTTGATTTGTTCTTGTGTGTAGCCTTGGCGGATTTGCTCGGTTTCGGCTTCTTTGGCGGCAAGTTGTTGCTTGAGATCGGCAACGGTTTGTTGCGCCTCTTCCCAGAGAGTTTTGTATTCGCCGGACTGAGCAAGTTGTTGAGTTTTGGCTTCCTGTTGGGCAGCGGATAGGGCGTCTAGTTGTTTTTGGAGGGTTTCGCGGGTTTCGCGATCCTTGCGGCGCTCGCCGATAAGCTCGGCGTTCTTCGCACGAAGAGCCTCCAGTTGTTGGGCTAGGTCCGAAGTGTCAGCCACAGGCTGGGGTGCCACAGACTCCACGGGAGTTGGAGGCACGAGTTGGTCTTCGGGCACGATTATGTGTTACAGGGACACTTCTAGTTTACAAGAGTACTGGTGGAATCTTCTGCTTCGTCCATGGAGTCCTCGCTGTCAGGCTCCTCTACTGAACTTGCCTCTTCGGTGATGTCCAAAGCAGATTTACCAGCGGCTTCCTTTTCGTCTTCAATGTTGATGTTGTCGGGGAGGACTTCGCCGCGACGCAGGATCTCCAGCAGCAGGGAGTCGCTGATCTTGCCGGCGGCATTGAGTTGGGCCAGGACGGAGACGTCTTGGCCGATCAGGCGGTAGTAGTCGAAGTCGCGGTCGATGGTGATTTCGGGAGGTTCCAGGCCGACATACTGGGCCGCGAAGGTGAAGGCTTGGTTGAGG